CCACCTAAAGCATTATCTGGACCACGGCGACCTTCCGTAACTTCACCTTCTGGTTCATATCCAGCAGTCATTACAATAGGATTTTTCATTCCCATTGCCCTCAATTTATTCTTTACCATTGCGACTTTTGCAAAATCGCCACGCTTATCTATTTCTTGTTCTGATGGACCACATTCTTTTTCTTCCTTACGGACAGGAATTCCTTCGTGCTTTGTTTTAGCAAAATCACGAATTTTTTTCTCACTCATTGAATCGACAATCTTTAGAACTTCTGCACTTGCTTCAGATCTTGGAGTTTCTCCTCTTTTTACGGAAAGAGCAAGACCAAACAGTTTTTGCTGCTGCTCACTTTCTGCTTTTTCTTGAATTGATCTCAAGAATTTAGAATAAGCAGTTTCAGAAATAACAGTTGCATCATTTTCATAAGATGCACTAATAACTCCAGATTTAGTTACGCTATCATCTTTAGGAAAAACTTTTACACAATCCTTATTAGTTTTCCCTTTGGGCATCATATCAATTTTATCATCAGACTTTTTTTCGCCAATAAAATCTTCCCCCAATCCCTTTCTTTTTTGAATTGCAGATCCAATTGCACCACGCCTCTTCATTAGGTACTTATCAGACTTATCATTTTCAATACCATTATTATTAACATCACCGTCTTCTTTACCTACGGGGTCTAATCCTTTACCTGCGGCAACTTTTGCAGTTTGTGATCCTTTATTTCTTTCACCTTCATATGGTTCACGCTTATCACGAGTGTCTAAAAGTTTAACATCCGCAATATTTGGATTCAAACGAAGTTGACTAATTTTTTCTCTGGTTGCCCAACGAATATAAGAACGTCCGCTATTTTTATCGGTAACTTCTACTTTATACTTTTGATCTGGACCAGTCTTGATTTCTTCTTCATAAATTTTAGCAAGATTTTCTTCCTCTTCAACATTACCCTCAACAAAAACTTTCATCATAGCTTTTGCTAGAGTATTTGTTGCAGATTCCTGCATTCCGTATTCTTCACCTAGAGATTTACCAAAAAGTTTTTGCTTTACCATTGTTCTTTCGTTAGCAGCCATGGAACTATTTTGCATATATTGTGAAAATGCTTGCTTTAGGTCAACATCTTCTCTTCTTGCTCTATATCTAATATCATACACCGCTTGGCGAACTCTCTTCTCTGAAGATTCACCAGGATCTTTCTTTTCACCCCCTTCCCTATCAACAACCTGTACAGGATGTTTTCTAGCAGGAAGTTCTTCGGAAATATGTTTTTTCATCGGTAAGATTTAGTAGTTTTATTTCTTCTATGTTTATTTATGAATTCGATTCCGTATGCTAATCCACCAGGTTGAAGATTTTCTTTTCCAGTACCAACAGCACCTGGAGTTTGTTGAGCAGCATACTTGAAGTAACCCAAGGTTCCAACTAAAGTATTTGGTTTACCTGGAACTCTTTCTATATTTGGTGCACTCACTTCAGTATAAGTTTCGGTAACATCCTTGATCCAAGATTTGAACATCTGTCCCGATTCTGTTACACAAATTAGATAATTAGTTCCTCTACGAATGATGCGTCCGACTAATCCAGTGTTGAGATTCTCAACCAATTGACCAATTCTGAAAATCGCTTCTGAAATATAATTCTCTCTCAATGTTTTTGGATCAAATTTTGGAGCGATTTCCCAAAGATTGAAATCTTCCTTAATGCTCATAGATCCGCGAAGAATATCAAATAACTCTTTTGCTTCAGAACGCTTTATCTCTGGAGGAAGTCCTTCTCTGAATTTCTTGAAATCATTCTCTGCGGCAGCAAGTCTCATTCTGGAAGCAGACATTCCCTCTACGCCTTTAGCATCAGGATCTCTATCTCCTGATGAAACTACCTCAATATTATCAAAAGCATAAAGTTGCCCGTTGTAATTATTAGAAAGTTTTTCAAATTCTTTGACTCTATCTGCACCACCAATAATTCTCACATTTGTATATCCATCGTTATGAGCCATCTTTAGAACATCAAAAATTGTTCTAGTATTAGGATCATTGACGATATTAGCAGCGTGAATAGGATAAAACTTCTGCATATAAGCAATCTTTGTGTCTGGATCTAAAGGATTTTTCTTTTTATCCTGACTTCTTGATGGGAAAATTAGATACTGCCCATCTTCATCCTGTGATGCTGATTGTGCTGCAACATCCATCAGTTGTTGATGTCCGATTGTTGGTGGATTGAATCTACCAAAAGCAATAGTAAGAGTTCCCTTTGTTTTTTCTACTGGTGGTGGACCCTGTGGTTGAGGAGGTTCTTGTGCTACTGGTTGTTGCACTGGAACAGGTTGCTGCTCTACTGGTTCTTGAGCAACGGGAGTCTGTTGAGTTAGTGCAGGATCTTGAAATGTTGGATTCGCAACTTCCTTTTCTCTAGGAGTTTGATTCGAATCTTTACCAACTTTCTGTCTTTTATTGAAGAATTGAAGTTTTCCACCAACAGTTTTCGCTTCAAATTCACCTGTTGCACGATTATACCAACCACCGTGACCATCTCCCTGCAAACCAAGTTTTCTTGCTTGGTCTGCGGCGGCAGATGCTTCTGTTAAAAATTTGAAAAAACTTTTCATTACCTATTAATACTTGCTTGTATTTCTTTTTGGTGTGCAAGAATATACTGCAGACCAGTTTTTCTAATCTTAATGTATTTATTCTTTGATAAATCAGACCTTTCACCAGCAATCTTCTTTTCTAAAGCAAAATGAAAATATTTGATAAAATCATTGAAATTTTTATTTCCTTTTGGAAATTGTGAAATGACCTCATCAACAAATTTAACTATATCCATATTATCCTACCTGGAAACCTATTCTATCTGCAGTTCTTTCTGCATAATTTGATGTTCTCAAATAAAGTCTATTTACAATTCTAGAACCACCTCCAGCATCAGCAGTGAATGATGCCGTCCCACTAGTTCTATTGAGAGACATTTTTACATAAATGACCCTAGACTCATTCAAGTAAAGATTGAAAATACTTCTCAAATTTTGATTTGGTGTCCCACTCTTGGACCAGTTTTCGATGAGTTGTTCACACTTATATCTTACTTGCCCCATAGTTACACTTTCTATTCTTGCTTTTTTATCAGGCATATATTTTTCCACAAATGAATAGAAAGCAAGAGGATCAAATTTATTTGTTAAAACACTGTTCACGGCTGCAGGACTCAAAGCATTATCAGTTTGAATCAACTGCCATCCAAGAAAAGCACCATTTACAACACTATTACTACCAAGAATTTGGAGAAGTTGAAATTCTTTGGAATTTGCTAGATTACCAAGTTGACCACTTGCTTGAGCAGCAGCAGTAACGAATTGAGGTTTTACTTGGTTACTAACACCTCTTGCCGATTTAGCAGATATTTTATATTCATTTCTACCAACTCGAAGAGCATAGTCATAAAGAGTCTCACTATCTGGAGGAACATAAATGGATGCAGACCCGACCCCACCAGGAACAAATGGCGTAAGAATTCCTCTATGAATCGCAGCAAGTGGTCCAATAGTTTCAGAATAATAATTCTCTATCTCACCCCAAGGAAATCCAGTAAAATCTATTCCAGTATAACTACCAGCACCATTTTTAGCATAATCTAATAATTCATACAAATAATCAAATAATTCACCACTAATATCTGTTCTAGAATTTATTGCATTTTGAATAGCATTATAATATAGACCAGAAGATCCAAAAGATTGCCCCGCTAATCCAAAGGCAGCAGGACTCAATCTAACATCAGTCCTCCCAGGTTTTGAGAAAAAGTCTATATTTGCGTATATATTTTGTTGTTGTCCAGGAATACGAAAAGCTGCTTTTAGATGTGACTGACTATCAGAATCAATATAAGTCAGTTGAGTTCCTGGATTGAGTGACCCAGATTGTCTAAAAGTTCCATTATCATCTTTTACAAAATAAGTTACATTCTTTTTGACTCTAGTTGGATGATCCTGACCTCTCCAATTTCTATTCCAATTTGTTGCACCACTACTAGCCACTTTGCCTTATTGTAAAGATGTTTTATTTAGATGCCCGTGAGAAGATTCGAACTTCCACTGTATGGATTCTAAGTCCACCCTCTCTACCGTTGGAGTACACGGGCGTAAACCCCGAAGGGTTATTCGGCAATTACTTCACCAATACTATCATCTAGATCCACAATGACTTTACGGATATCGGTAATTCGTTCGGAAGGAAACTCATAACTATGTCCCTTCTGGTGTTCGAAAAGAACTTGCCGAACTGCAGCAGCTGCACGAACATTCATTTTTAGAGTTACTTGTTTTTCTTTAGTCATAATTTTTATCAATGTTTTTTACTTTCCAAATACTATACCCATCTCTCCACCAATAATAAAAGTTATTATATTTTTGGGAAACAGATAAAAACTTTTGGGTTTTTTGATGTTGATACTCATATCCCCAAGAACTCATAATTTTATGGACATCCTCAGCAAAAAGAGGAGAAACGTGTTGGGGTGGAGCATCGGGTGGAGCATAACTATTACTCCAGGATAAAGTTAAATATTTTCCACTAATTTTTCTGATGTTATCCAAGAAAATATCTAAACTAGAAGGATCAATATGCTCTGCCACTTCAGTACAATTAACTAAGTCAAATTTACGATTTAAGTTAAGAGGATCACGAATATCAGCAATGAGAATTTTATCCCTAATAGATGGATCTGCGTGTTCTTTCTGAAACTGAAAATACTCAATTCCATATGAATCGGCATAGGTTATCATATTACGAACTAACCAACCAGTAGAACAACCAACATCACAAAATGTACCTATTTCACAAATTTCATCATCAAAAGTTTCTAAGAGACAATTGTAATAATCATCATAAGGTCTAGAAGTAGAACTTGTCTGAATTTCTTCAGCATACATTTTATCGATATCAATTTTTCCATTATCTAAAAAACTAATCTGCGGTTTTCTACTCAAAATGTGCTCATCTATATGAGAATGTTTTTTCCCAATTATATTTGAAATTCTTTCATTCCAAGAAAGTTTTTGATCGAAAAAAATTTCAGGAGTCATTGGAAAATATTCGCTTTTATTTTTATTTATCGATCATCAGCAGCACGGTTTTCGGAGAAGTAAACATCAAAAGCACCTTCAGGATAACGCTTGAGAAGTTTTTGAACATTACGAGCAACCACTTCATCAAGAGTCACATCAAGGGACATACACGCTTGAGCAACATACCACATAATATCACCCAATTCGATAATCAGATGCTCTCGGTTATCTTCATTATAGGGTTTGCCTTGGAAAATCATTTTCTTGACGATTTCCATAAACTCACCACCTTCGGCATTGATACCAACAGAAGCAGTCAAAAGTCGCTCAATATTTGCACCTTTTTCATCCAGTTCAACTAGACGATCAGAAAGAGCAAGAAAGTCTTTAGATGCATCAGAAGTTACAGCATCTACAAATTCGGCGTACCTATCAAAATCAACGTGTTTAGTTTCCATCAAAATTTAAATCCCTCAAATGATTTTTTAGATTTCTTTTCTTCCTCATAATTATACTCGTCTTCTTGTCCAGAGTCAAGTATGTCCTTTTGGGCAGTTTGTTCACAATCATAAAGACGCATTTTAGCGCGATCAATACCCACAATAAATCGCTTATAAACCGTTGGGTCATTATAACGATTCTTCAATTGTTTGACCATAATTTGATTCAACCCCTCAAGTTCTTCTGTACTAATAAGAGCAAACATAAGATCAGCAGTTGCAGGGAGACCGAAAGATTCGGAAGTATCAGTCAATTCAACGTCAGATGATCCAAAACCGCTTCTTGTCGTTTGTGTCGCACTTACAATTGGTACATTAAACTCCACGGCAAGTCCACGAAGTTCTTCAGCAATTGCCTTGACAAATGTATAGGAATTGATGTTGCTGTTTCCTTTATACCTAGAAGAAGCACAAATATTAAGGTAATCAACGAAAATAATATCGGGTCTAAATGACTTCTTGAGAGCAAGTTCATTCAATAATCCCTTGAAATGACCTGAGTGTGCAGAAGCAGTAGGATACTCTTTGATAATCAGAGTTCCTTGTGTTTTCTTTGCAATATTATTGACCTTGTTTTCAAACATCTGGCGAGGTAAATCTACCAGTTGCTGAATAGGAACATTCAATAGGTTTGCATCAATTCTTTCAGCAATTCGCTCTTCCGCCATTTCAAGCGTAATGTACAAAACGTTCCGTCCTTGGAGCAAGACGGAGCTAGCCAAGTGGCACATGAATAGAGACTTCCCGACGCCCGTACCAGCAAGAGCGATATTAAGAGTTTTGTTAGGGATCCCACCTTTCGTGATTTTGTTAAAATATTCAAGATCAAATTCAATTTTGTCCTCCTTCCTGTGGTAGTATTCATACCTCTCTTCATAGTTATTTAAGTAATCGTGCCCAATATTATTATCAAATGATACTGCTAAAGCATCGGATAGAATATGCGGAATAGCATCTCTACCTCTCTTATCATCATTACCATCAGCAATTTGAATCGATTGCATAAGAGCAAGATAAATTGCCCTGTCCCGACACCACCTTTCAGTAGTATCGAGCAACCAAGTATTATCTACTGGAGAATCATTGAGTAATTTTTGAATTTCACGAACATCTTTGATTTCAGATTCATTCAAATCTCTCC